TCCCGGTCCATACAGGGGTCAAGAAGGAAGATTCAATGCGCAAGTCGTCCCTTATAACAATCACACAAATACCCTCGATGTTTGGCAAGATCCAAACTGGTTTCTTCCAGAGGAGGATCTTTGGGAATCTCCTGCTCTTGATGATAATCTTCGCGAAGAACTTCAGGGCATCTACACTACTCTACGAGAAGTTTCAAACCGCATAGGAGACCTCTTGAAATGAAGAACATTGGCGTGCTCGGCTGCGGGCCGACAGGTCTATTAGTGGCACACGCGGTAGAGCAGGCTGGTCATGTCCCGCACATCATCAGCAAGAAGGAGAAGTCAGACATCCCCGGCAGTCAACATCTACACGGGACAATACCAGGCTTGACGCCAGAGTATCCGGAGGGCACCATTCAATTTGTGCGCATCGGTACAGCACGAGAGTACGCGATGAAAGTGTACCGTGATCCTGACCGCGAGACCGGCTGGGATCACTACTGGCAGGTGTATCCTTCCTGGAATGTCTTACGCGCGTACAGCGAGCTCTGGCGACGATACGAGGACGACATTAGCGACTACTTGGTCCAGACCGAAGACATGCCACAATTGATCGGCATGTACGATACCATCATCAGTACCATTCCGATGTGGAATGTCTGCCTGAAACCGGAGGAGCACGAGTTCCGTAGCCAAGATTACTGGATCAAGCGACTGCCCACGCCAGAAGCAGATAAGGATCACGAGATCGTTGTCTACAATGGGCTACGATCGGACCATTGGTACCGCTGGTCTATTCTAGGCGGGCTGTGTTCGATCGAGTCAACAAGCTGGATGGACACGGGCGATCCCGAATGGGAGAAAGGAGTCAAAGCAATAGACAACACCTGCGACTGCTGGCCCACGGTACATCGCTGCGGTAGATGGGCAGAGTGGAAGCATGGTATCACGATGTACACGAGCTATATCAAAGCCACTCAAATCATGGAGGCATTGGATGGAAGATCCAGACCTGCTGATTCCACCACCACCGGAGGAATCGATCAGCGAGAACGACTTCATCGAGTACATGGCAGTCATCCGTGAAGCACTACTCATCCATTACGAGCGAGAACAGGTACGGCAGGGTCTCTGGAAAGAATACGAAGCCAAGGATCAGGTCAACTCAATCAAGATCAAGGCAGACCGCCTGTCTCGCTCCTTCGAGATTCTTGCACACAAAAAGGATCCAGATCTCCGAGAGCAGATACTCAACAGTATGGCCGGAGAGCTCCTCGACATCATCAACTACTCGAACTTCGCGGTGAGGCAACTAAAGTGATAATCAAATATCGTGTAGCCAACAAATGGTTCGATGTATTTTGTGAAGAAGCAGTGGTACCACTCATCGACGGATCTGAAAACATCGCTATTAGCGTGCTAGACGATCGTGAGGTAGTAGTCATCCGCCACGGTAAGGGTTACCCTAACGGCGGTGAATGTGTGTGGTCCGAAATCTTGAGTGATGCCTGAGCATCACGAAACAGAATTTGTTGATATCCGCGTCCCGGTCCGGCGGGATGGGCATGGACATGTCACACCTGTTATCATTCGAAAAGTGAAGCGTACGCGCAGGTTGCCGCAACGTACGAAAGAGATGGTCTTCGCGTCCCTTCACCATCACACTACGTTCTCATATGGGGACGGCTACGCACTACCAGAGGCTCATGTAAGAAGGGCAACCGAGATCGGCCTCAACGCTCTCGCGGTCACCGAACACGGAAATATCTCAAGTCACGTACAGGCAGAGGTAGCCGCGAGAAGAGCGGGAATCAAGCCCATATTCGGTGTGGAGCTTTACACCGGAGAGCTAGGAGAGAACGCAACTCAGCGCAAGAACCACCTTACGGTCTTGGCTGAGGACGAACAGGGATACCAGAACCTATTACAGTTGGTGACCAAAACATACGCGGAGGGATTCTACTATGAGCCCACTGCTACTGGCCGTATGCTTCTTGACCATAGTCACGGTCTGGTTGTGCTCTCAGGCTGTCAGGGATCTGCTCTCTTCACTGCTCTCGTGGGTGGCAAACACGTACAGGAGGATGAGGCAAGCTATGGCAGAGCGAAAAGAGTGGCGTCTCAGTACAAGCGTGTTCTCGGCGACAGGTACTACATCGAAGTACAAGCCTTTCCTGAGCTCGAGAAGACGCGTCAAGCGAATCCGTTCCTTGTTCAAATCGCGGAAGAGCTCAGGATTCCCTACGTTGTAACATTCGACTGCCACTACACCATGCCGGAGGAGAAGGAAATGCAGAAGATCCTGCATAACCTCCGACCCGGTGAACGACGCACGATTGAGGAGATGGCACGTGAGTGGGGGTACGATAGCAATCTTTGCCTACCCTGGAGCGACAGCGTTGTCCTGCGAAAGCTCCAAGCTACCGGACTATCCCATGAGCAATCTCTACGGGCAGTCATCACAACTCGTGAGGTTGCCGACCGATGCTCAGTTGAGTTACCTTCTCTTCCAATGCTACGCTTCCCTGTCCCCTCGGGTTATGAGGATAGTGTTCAACTATGGCGTGCCTGGCTAAAGCGCGGCTGGCATGAGCGTGGCGTAGAGAACCTCTCCATACGTGAGAGGAGACAGTACGCCGACCGACTGCGGCATGAGATGAAGATTATCGAGAACAAGGACTTCGTAGACTACTTCCTGGTGGTGGCTGATGCAATACAATATGCCAAAGACCACGATATTGGCGTGGGTCCCGCCCGTGGATCTTCCGCTGGTTCTCTCGCCTGCTGGCTACTTCGAATTACCGAAGTCAATCCAATGCTGTACCCCGACGACCTCATCTTCGAGCGCTTCATTGATGTCACGCGTCAAGACCTGCCCGACGTAGACGTAGACTTCAATAGCGAGCGTAGGAGCGAGGTGTACGAATACCTGCTTGGGAAGTACGGAGATGGAAGAGTAGGCAACGTCGGTACGTTCACCAAGTACAAGGGAAAGAACAGTCTAGACGACGCAGCGCGCGTCTTTCATGTCCCAACGTGGGAGATTGATCGTATCAAGGATGTCCTGATTGAAAGGAGCTCGGGTGATCTACGTGCGTCTGCCACGATTGAGGATACGGCTGAGCAGTTCCCGCAGGCGCGGGAAGTTTTCGAAAAGTATCCAGATCTGGGTGCGGCTCTCGACCTCGAAGGGAACTACAAAGGGTTCGGGGTCCATTCGGCTGGTCTGGTTGTATCCACTGGGCCCCTCACGGCAGTCGCAGCAACATACCAGCGAGTAGTCAAAGGTGAGGTACGGCAGGTCATCAGCATGGATAAGTACGATGCTGAGAAGAAAGGACTTCTCAAGCTAGACTTCCTAGGTTTGACAAACATGACAGCTATTGACAACATGCGCAAGGAAATGGGCTGGTCTCTCGATGAGCTCTACGGGATCGACGTACACAACCCAGAGTTGATCAAGGGATTCGCAGCCAATGACGTCATCGGCATCTTTCAATTTGAAGGACCAGCCTGTCGATATGTCAATGGCGCGCTACAGCCCGAGACCTTCAAGCACGTGTACGACGTGACTGCCCTTGCAAGGCCTGGGCCGCTGCATAACGGCGCGGCTAATGAGTACATCGACATCAAGTGGGGGCGGAAACCAATTGAGCAGATTCATCCTGCGATGAGTAATATCTGCGATGCAACGTATGGCCAGGTTGTTTACCAAGAACAAATCCTCAGGATTCTGGGGGAGATAGGAGGATTCGACCATACGCACCGCGCTGAAGTTCGTCGTATTATCTCACGCAAGATCGGAGAACAAGAGTTCAACCGAAGATGGGGAAGATTCCGAGACGGAGCCACAAGACTCCACGACATGGAAGAAGAAGTTGCTCGTAAAATCTGGATGACCTGTATCACTGCTGGCGCGTATGCCTTCAATGCCGCACACGCGGTGTCGTACGGTATGATCGCCAGTCATGCGATGTGGTTCAAACGCTACGAGCCAGAGCTCTTTTACAAGCATATGCTCCGGGTATCAAATGATGATCGGCAGCGTACGCTCCTACGCGACACGCAACGTAAGGGTAGGAAGATGACGATCAGGCCGCCAGAGCCTCAACATAGCGACGTAACGTGGACGAGCGACAATGGCGAACTTGTGGCGGGCTTCTCACAGGTACCAGGCATCGGTGACATCACCTCACAGAAGATCGTAGAGTACCGTAACACAGATGAGATCAGGGATTGGGATGATCTTCTGAACGTCAGTGGGATCGGTCCCAAGACACTTGAGACAATCGTAGAGTTCGCCAACAAGGGGGATGACCCATTTGGCGCGCTGTGGCTAGACCGCGCGATTGCGGCAGTCAAGCAAGAGATCAAGAGTGGCAAGCTCCCCGTTCCCAGACCGACACATCTAGCTGAGGACTTCCCATACGAGCGCGGGCCAATAGACATTGAGTGTGTATGGCTCGGGACACTGTTTAGCCGCAACGAACGAGACCTGTTCGAGTTCAACCAGGCAAAGGGTGCAGATCTCGATATGAGTGATCCGAAGCATCCACTATTGAATGGTAAGCCTGTAAAGGACCCACACCTAGACAAATGGGTCGTGATGGTAGGCCATGATGAAAGCGATCAAATTGGCCTCCGTGTAGACCGCTGGCGCTATCCGCGCCTCCGTGATAAGGTGTGGAAGATCAGACCAGGAAAGGATCTCGTCCTGGTCCGAGGAGTCAAACCGGGGTGGATGCCGACGAGGCAGATCACCATAAATGAGCTCTGGATCATTGATCCGGAGATCTAGGAGGGAGGGTAGATGAGCGAGGCAGAGACGCCTGAAGGCACGGAAGAAGAGGGCACAGAAGAAGCCGGCACGGAAGAAGAAGGAACGGAAGAAGAAGAGTGATCAACGTGGGACGCACAGCTATTGGGTTACGGAGCAACAGTACTCCTGTGACTGTTGCTGGTCAAGGGCACCGGGTTCCTAGGCTGGAGCCTGTGATCGGGGCTGTGCTAGAGCGGCCTGAGGCTGTCGCTCAACTCTGTAAGCTACCCAAGGAGGGCTGTGAAGGGTACAGCCACCATCCTAGCCGCGTTCTGCGTGGCGTTCATTCTAGGCTCCACCGGAGCCGCCAACGGCAAGACGCAATCCGACTACGTGACGCGTGGTTTGTGGTGCATTCATTCGCACGAGGGATCATGGAGAGCGAACACCGGCAACGGATACTACGGTGGCCTGCAAATGGACCGAGAGTTTCAACATACGTTCGGTTGGGTGCGAGTACACAGATCCCGACTTCAATTCATAGCGCAGTGGGGGTACGCACACAACTGGCCTGTATGGGCTCAGCTGCAGGCAGGAAGGAACGGATACAGGGCGCGGGGATGGTATCCCTGGCCGAACACAGCACGAATGTGCGGGTTAATCTAACAACAACCACCAAGGGAGCAATATGCTGACGAAGAATGAGATCGCAGCGGATATCGAGAGTGACACCGGTGTCAAGCAGAACCTCGTTAAGCACGTGCTTGACTCCCTGGCAGACCTCGCTGCCGCTGAAATCGAAGAAGGGCAGGACTTCACCGTCCCCGGTGTCGTACGCTTCACATTCTCATACCGGGCACCACTCAAGAAGGGCGCGAGGTACAAGAAAGGCCAAACCTACACTGGGTTCGGTGGGGTCGAACAGACCGCGGAGGAGGATAGCAAGCCGGTCACCGAGCAAGTCAAGCTCAAGGCATACCCGGCCGGGGCAATCAACAAGGTAAAGCCAGGTAGCAAGCCCGAGGCTCAGAAGGCATTTCTGAGGAGTGCGGCTGGCAAGGCTGTGCGGACGAGGAAGGCAAAGTAACATGACGAAGCCCGGCAAGGACATCATCAAATGGGCCGATGAGGCTATGTATGAGTCCCAGCCGATGCTAACGGAAGAAGGCGCGGGGATCACACCCCGCGTCTTTCTTCTGAACGCGACGCCGGATCCGCTCGGTACATGTGCGGCAGATATGCGCATGTACCGTGGTGACCCTGTCTACAGCCTGGACGAGATCACGGATGAGCAGCGTCGGTGGGCCTGGGAAGAACTCAGCAAGACACACCTCAATACACCGCTCGAAGGTGTGAGCGTCAAGTTCATGATCGAAGCAGTCACCAGATCGTTCACCCACCAGATGGTGCGACAGCGGGTGGGTGCGTACTACGTTCAGGAAAGTCTACGCTTCGCCGTGAAGCGCGGCCTCGTACAAGAGGTAGCCAAGCCCCCATTCGTCATGGGAAATGAGATTCCGGAAACAATCTGGAACCAAACAATCAAGCAAATAGAAAGAGCCTACACTTCATTGATCAACGCGGGCATCCCTGCCGAAGATGCACGAGGTCTGCTCCCGCACGCGACGACGACTCGCATCATCTATCACACAAACTTACGCGCGCTATTTGAGCATGCAGGAAACCGGCTCTGCACGCAGGCACAGTTTGAGTGGCGCGCGGTCTTCATGGAGATCATACGGGCCATCAGGGATTACGGCATTCCCAATCGTAGAGGGGAAGATGGGCCGGTAACAGATGATGCTTGGCAGTGGGAGCTCATCGCCGAACCAAAGGCATACACGTTCACGCCTATTTGCTACCGGCTCGGGCGCTGTGCATTCATGAGTCACCTTGACCGAGGCTGTACGATCCGCGAACGCGTCAATGATGGACTGTTTGAAGACATTGACCCGGCCGAATGGATGGCGAATCCATGGGCAGGGATTACAACTGAAGACCAACCACGACCTGCGTAAGGAGGAAGATGTCGTACGAGAAATACCACAAGTCCTTGATTGACTGTCAGCAGATCAGGCCATACGTCAAGGAACTTGTGCAGAGGTGCGGCAATGCGAAGGCGGCGGCAGAGTACTCTCTAGTCGCCGCCTCTACCATCGGCAGAATCATGCATAGCGTGCATTGCACTGTGCAGCATGAGACGGCACGCAAACTCATCATTGCCCTCGAACACCGGCGTATAGAAGATCGCAAAAACCACGAAGTTCATGACGAGCTCCTTAAAGCAAGAAGAGCGCAGGCCATGCAAGAAGATCGCCTCGAGCGGTTGATCGGGTATTGATGAGCAGGGGAGTCATCATTGTCACCAGAGACCGCATCGAGACACTCCGCAAAACATTGCCCAACTGGCTAGAGCAAGAACTACCGATCCTCCTTCTGACCGAGAAGAATCAGGTAGCAAAGCACCAAGCCCTCATCAAAGAACTTGGTGCAAAGAAGGAGATCGTTGTCGCCGGGCATCCAAAGAAAAACCAGGGAGTCGGCTACGCAAGGATGCGAGCCGTAGAGATTGCCGACACGTTCGGTATAGAAGCTTTTATCATGTCCGACGACGACATGAAAATCACTAAAGGGCACCCGAACGTCCTCTTGGATTTTGTAGCGGCAGGCAAGGCGATCATCTGCGGTGGCTGGATGCCGAACTACGGACAATGGGTTCCGGATGGTAACAGAATCAGCAAGGAATCGAATCTCGTCGTGCCCTGTGGCGGTGCCCGAGATCGTGTGATGGCGATCAACACAAAGCTAGCTCTGGTAGCCGGGAACTTTCACCCAAGGCTGAAGACACTTGATACTCAGGAGATGAACCGGCGCGGTATCAAGATCGGACATCTGTGGTGGATTCATTCCGGTTGTCATATCGCCATGGTCAACAAACCACATGACGACGGCGGAATTCAGGCAATGTACAAGACCGAGTTTGAGCGGGCTGCCCAGAACCGGCGTGATCACGAACTGACGTTCAAGCTGTGGGGTCCGAAATACATCAGCCCACCGCCAAAGCGTATGTCCACGAAATGGCTCGTCATGGCGACAGATTTCATCGGTCCCAAGGCTGCGGAAGCCTTGCGGCTAGCGCGCCCATACCCTGCGGAAAGAGTTGCTTCCGCCCTGCGTATGTTCGGGGGCAGGCCGTAGGATGGGGGACCGCTTGTCCAAGCCGCTGCACGAGGCTAGTGGGTCTGAAGTGGGGTCTAAAACCGCTTGTCCAAGCGGTCTAATACAGCGATCGCACCGTGCAGCCCACTGCACTGGCTATACAAAGACACCTCCAGCAGACTCCCTACGGGGTGGGTTAACCCCTAAACTCTTTGTACGCGGAAGATGAGGACTTCCTCCAACACCCTAACCGGCACTGAAGGAGGCTAACCGCGTGAACTACCTGGCACAGTGGGTAGATCCTGCCCTCGAGATCGAGGCAGGGGAAAGCGCAAAGAAGATCACAGAAGAAGAGGTGGAACGACTACTGCGGCTCAACGCTATTGCGGCAGCTGCTGGTCATATCCCTCGGAGGATTGGAGAAGACGCTTCTTCTAGAGATCTAGCACTAGACAAGAAACGCTGTCGTCGAATTGCGCATGTCACGCTACAGCTAGCTTCCTCCTGGTCAGGTAAGGATCCGAGACTACTAAAGAAAGAACACGATGTTCTACAAGAAGCCGCTGTGATGAACTGGTTGACGTGGTGGCAGAGTCATCAGATCTGGTTGCTTAACCGACGCAAATACATCGTCACCTGGTCCTCTCGGCAGCCAGGCCAAGAGAAATGGTGCAAGAGCGCAATCGTAAAGCTCAATAACGAAACACAGTGGCTTGAGTACGCGCTGCGGGATTAATCTATTACTCCCCGCCGAAGGCAGATCGCTACCAGATGTACATTATTCTTCGCGCGCATCTTCCTACGTGCGCGCTGGGAATGTGTACGCACCGTCTGGTAGGAGACACCATAGATCTCTGCAGCACCCTTTTCGCCCATTCCATGTGACAAAGCTGCTGTGATCTTGACCTCAGTCGGTGATAGCGGCTCCTCTATCTCTAAGCGAGCCAGCAATCGATCGATAGCCTCTTCACGACGATCGGGATCTGTCCAGCCAAGCTCATCCCACACGGTCACGTCTTGATGATGAAGACAAAGACGAGATATGGCTGGAGATTGTTGTGGCCACCGCCGCCACCTGCGGCACTTGTGGCGGGTGGCCCTCCGGTAACACCCGCTGTGTCGCCGGTGTAGAACTTGACCGGAGCACCTGCTCCACTGCCGCCGACGTCGTAAGCGGTACCGACACCGCCAGTCGGCAGACTGGTGTTGCCCTGCGGCCCCGCGCCCATCGTCAACGGATGATCATGCGACATCGTGTGAGAATGGTCAGGCTGCCCATGCTGATGTGCCGCCATCTCGGACAATATGAGCACATGCGTCTTCTCGCCGCCGGTCTTACCGAGCGCGTTGAATTCCGTCTGCGCCGCGTCTAGTCCAGTCGGAATGCGGCCCTTAAGATTGGGCAAGTTGAATGTGGTCGATCCATCACCCGTTCCGTATGCCGTGCCGATCGCGGCAAACAATGCCGCATATGTCGACCTGCCAACAGCCGTCCCGTCGCAAAGCAGATAACCCGTTGGTGCTGCTGCCCCGCCAAACTGAAAGATTGCTCCAGCCGGCACCGCTACTCCACCAGCAAGCTTGGCTGTCGTGACCGCGCCATCGTTGATCATGGCCGTTGTAACTGCCGAGTATGCCCATGCGGTGCCGTTCCAAACCGCCACCTGGTTTGCAGCCGGTGATCCGCTCGTCACGATCTGCGCCTTCAACAGCTGAGCGTCAACATCGTTAGCGAGGTTGCCGATGTCGCGCGGCACGTCAGCGGTGTCAGTCGATACCGGGTAACGCAACGCAAAATTCGGCGTGGTTGCCATCGTCTCCTCTCCTTAGCCCGGCTGGTTCAGCGCGAGGTAGTTGTACGTACTGAAGGTTGACTTCACAACCGCATAGGTCGCATTTGATGTCCTGACATTTGTGTAATCCTGATACGCAGAAGCGTTGTAGAAAAGGACAATCCCTGCAGGCTTCTGAGCAAGAATTGCATTCTGCGTCGCCGTGGGATCGGGTGTTTCACTCAAGTATGTCCATATCGTCAGGACATAGGCGTAATCAGGCGAGGCAGAGATTCCGTGTGCGGCACCATCTCGCTCACGGAAGACAACCCGCTGCTGTCCAGTCAGCGTGTGCTGTGCGGCAGAGATGATCGCATTACGGGTCCCACGGAACCAGCCATCCGTTGATTTGACCCAAGCACGCTGAGCAGAGTCAGAAAGACCGGGCTGAAGCGTGACCCCCACAAATTGAGCCAGCCACCCTAGTGCCTCTGGAGGACAGAGATCTGGATCCATGAGACTAGCCCAGCCAGGTATGTCACCCTGGGCGCGACCATAGTCCTCATTTTGTTGGAATCCTGCCCCGATCCCGGCCATGAATTTTGCCAGTGCGTAGTCCTGATTCACCTCATCGTATTGCATGGGCAACATCGAATCATACAGCGCCTGCGCAAAACTCTCTAGGGTTGGTTTGGCCACTAGTTCACGGTTCCTGTAAGCGTGTTGGCTTTCGGCAGCGGCGCAGTCCCTGTCATGTTGAGATCTACCGTTCCCATCGCACTGCCCTGAATTCCAATCGTCAGGGCTGAAATGTAGTCTACTCCCTGTACGTCATTGATCACCTGCGCGATCTCGAGATAGCGTACGATCGTGATCAACCGCCACGCACGCGGATCATCCTCGGTTGATCCCCATGTAGAAGGATCAAGATAACTCTGTAGAGCAGAATTGATCGAACTCAGAAGTGTAGGCTTGTCGAATCCCGCAAGTGCGACGGCAGTAAACGTGACGTTAATCAACACCTGTGTGGCATCTGCCTCGTATACCAGGAAGTTGACCTCACGCCGAGCTTGGAGATCGTTGTCAATGGCCGTCTTAATTGCAGAAGAGACTGCGTTACCAGACTGATCAATAGCTATCACGGTTACACAACGCGGAACATTTGTTGTGATGGGCGGACCGGGGCTGTAGAGATCAATCGCTGTAGCACGCCACGCACCAGGGATCTCACGAGCGAGGACGGCAAAGTCATTCGGAAGAATCGGACGCGGCGCGAGTAACTCAAATGTCGCAGCCAAGCGGTCCAGATAGTCATCATCGCTCTCGGCATCCTGCCCGCCACTCGTCGGAGCAGTAATGCTGATACTTGAAACAAAGGCAAGAGGATCTAGAAGTGAGACCGGATTAGTAAGCCCATTCGCAGAAGCACCGTACTCTTCATCTGCTGCCACAATCTGCACCGCACCAGCTGCGGTAGCCGTACTCCCCGCATAGACGATTACATCTTGTGTCGTCTCAAATGCATAGTTTGTTCCGGTGTTGTCCGCCATCGTAACTTGCGTACCTGCCGGAATTGTATGCCCGAGATTGTCAACCAACGTCCAGGTTGTAGTTCCATACGCGGGCGCAGCATCAATAGGCGGTACACCGACCAGGCTATCACCGAAATAGCGGAAGATTGACTTTGAGACCTCACTGGTTACGTCACGTGACTCACTCGCGATGGAGGCGATGGCCTGCAAGATCCATACATCTAGGTTTCCATTCGAAGGCTGCCAGCCCGAAATGAGATTTGCCATCATCTCATATGTGTCATTCAGTACATCTTCCGGATCGGTCTCAATTGGAAGTGTAATGTACGTATCGGCCACTAGGTCACCTCCTGCACCTGATCAAGATGGACGGTAATCTTTGCTATGAGTGGATCAAGATAATCGGGTTCCTGCTCGAAGGCAGTGATAGCTCTTGGTTCCTGGATAGCGATGCTCTGCATGACCCCGGCAAGATCAATCGGCTGTATCTCAAATGTCCAATCTTCTCTACCGAAGTCAGGCAGCTCTATCCGCTCACCGACCATCGTCCGCAGAAAACACTCCACACAATTCTGTACATCTTCATACTCATCCTGCTCTACGACGGCAGGATGTGTACCAGTAAATCGGAAAGGCATATCAAAGTGTGGAATGTCAGTCATGGCATCCCGTACAGGCTCATCATCGAGCCGAGATCGAAGTTGGCGCCGTTGGTCGCGAAGAAGAACAGGCGTGTGACCGCTGCGACGGTGGCATAGTAGCGTCCGCCCGCCGTCCCGACCATGTTGCCGTTGCCGTCGTAGCCACCGAAGGTGGAATGGTAGTGCTTGCGGTAGCCGAGCGTGTAGATCGGCAGCACGAATGTGAAGGCGCAGAACTCGCCGCCCGAGTTGCCCGCCTCGGCGACACGCCAGCGGGTCGTGTTGACCGCGTAGAAGTTGGCCGGGGCACCAGCAGATGCGACGACCATGCCGCCGTACTCGTAGTTCGCACCCGAGTCGTTGTTGAGCCGCACGCCGACCTCGGACACGGCCGCCCCCTGAAAGGTGACGTGCCCAACGACTTGCAAGTGCGTGAATGTCTGCGGTATGCTAGTGAAATCGATCGAGGAGGCGGCGGCGCCGAGCGGGCCGATGGTCGAGATCAACTGCACGCCCTTGTTGCCGGCCAGCGCCTGTTGCGCCCCAGAACCGAGCGTGCGCATGGACGGAGTCGCCGCCGCACCATCCTTATTCGCCGCAGCAACATCCGTGTCAACGATCGCTCCGGTTGCGATCTGCGGTGAAGCCGCTGTTCCTGCCAAATCACCCGCGAGTTGAACGATGCCCTTTGAACTCGTGGTCGCATCGGGCGGCGCGCCCGCACCGGCGGAGGACACCCAGGAGGTGCCGTTCCACCAGTACAGCGTGTTTGTACCCGTGTCGTAGTAGAGCTGCCCGGCGGCCGGGCTGGCCGGGGCGCTGGCGAGGCGTGGCGGCTTGAGCGTGCCGGGCACATCTGGCATCAGCCGATCACCGTAACCCGTTTCGAATTGGCAGACACCGACGCAGCATAGGTGACGGTGATGTCGCCATTGGCGGCCACAACGATATCGGGCAGTTCGATTGCACCAGTGGCCTCATCCTGAGCTTGAACGAGTAAGCCGCGTGACGCGCGACAACCGTGCGTCGTTTGCGCAATTGTGATCGTTGTCCCGGCCGCATGCGTCGCCGAAGAATAGTAGTGCGGTGCGGCCGTTGTCTGCACGGTGGCATCCGAAAATGCAATCCCAGCTGCGGATGCTTTGAAAGTATCCCCGGCCGCCATCTCTAACGTATCGGCAGCAGTACGACCCATGCCTACATCCGTACCAAACTGCAAACCACCCGCTCCGGCCGCACCAACGTACTGACCAGTTGGCACCGTGATGCCTTTTGAGAACGCCACACCGGCTCCCGCGCCAGACACAACGATTGTAACCACAGCTGTCGAATCATTGAGCGCGATGCTCCCGGTAGTGAAGCGCCAGGCAGCGTTCGTGTAGATGTTCGCTGCTGCCTGCCGCCAGACGCTCGCGTCTGTCGCTGTCGCACCACCGGCTCCCAACCTGAACCCCGGCTTCGCAGCTCCACCAGCTGCCTTATCGAGCGCGATCGCCGGGTTCGCGTCGCCGCTCGTGTTGTACTGGTTGAAGTTGTCGTCTGACGCGAGCGTGTCAGCGGCCTTGCGGTATAGATTTGTGTCAGGCGTAGTAGTGCCGTCGCCCCACTCAATTGTCCCGTCCGACTTGAGTCGCAATCGATCTGCCGCATCAGCCGTGACCTGGATTGAAAGACCGTAGCCACCTGCGGTACGACTAATTCGATTGCGCGTATCAGTAGCCGGGGCAAGAATCACTGCTGTCGTAACATTTGTATCGGACCAGGTTGTGTTATAGTTGGTGCCGTCGATCTTAGTCAGTACTTGACCGGTCGTGCCGCCTGTAGGCAAACCTGTATTCCCCGCAGCAGCTTGCGTGGCACCTGTACCAAGCGTGCGCAACGAGCCAGTAGCGGCGACAGCATCAACCGCCATTGGATCAGATCCTCCCGGCTGATGCGTTGTTGCGTGCGCTGTCGGCGGACGAGCGTTCGTAAACCGAGAATCATTCCCCGCAGCCGCTTGCTGTGAGCCAGTACCTAGAGTCCGAAGAGATCCCGTCGCAGCTACAGCATCCACGGCCATAGCATCGGAACCGCCAGGTTCATGTGTCGTGTGGTGAGCAGTTGGCGTACGCGCGTCCGACAGCCTGGAGTCATTGCCTGCCGTAGCTTGTTGGGCGCCTGTCCCGAGAGTACGCAGCGATGGAGTAGCAGCTGTGCCATCCTTATTTGCAGCAGCTACATCACCGTCTACGATCACACCTGCAGCGATCTGTGGACTGGCAGCCGTTCCACTCAGATCCCCAGCCAGCTGTAAGATCCCCTTAACAGTTGATGTCGCGTCAGGAACAGTACCGCCGCCACCACCAATCCCGAACTGAACAGTTATCGGGACATTATTGCTGGCCGGCATAGCACCCGAATCCTGGTATGTGACTGGAATTGTGCGATAGGTACCGAGATCGGTCGTCGCACCTGTAGCCTGGTACCTAGCCCAACGGGTCGAGTCGTCCTGCTGCTGAACGTAGATCGAATCACCCGCGCCAACCGTATCCAATCCGGCAGATACATCGGTACCAGGATCAGTCAGCTCCGAGATGCGCAGCTGCGTTGTTGTCGCCCACGTGGAAGCGTTCAGCCCGAATTTACCCGAGGCTACTGCGCCCGAGGTCGAAGTATCCCATCGCCAAAATCCAGTTTGTGGGCCGCCACCACTGCCGCCGGTATATGTTACTGGCCACCAGGCAGCAACCCAGAGCTCGCGCCGATTGTCAAACGCAAGAATACAAGCATCACCTTGGCTTGGCAGCTGACCATCACGAGCCTGCCAAGGGCATGGACCCCATTGTAAGTGCTCATCAAAATCTGGGATGATAACGGGAACTGGTGTGACATGATCAGGGGCATTTTCGGCGATGTAACCGAACCAGATCGGAGACTGAATCTCAGGCTCAGGAATGAGATCACGAAAGTCTGTCATACCGTCACACTAGATCCTTGTGCCAGAAGTGCGGCCATGAGATCCTTGATGTTCGGATGCCCTGACTTCGGAGGGAATACACCGCAGTGGCAGTGGTTGACTCCACCAAACTTGGCATAATCGCCAACAGTCCCTATCTGCTGCCCGCCAAGGACGTTCTCGCCGATCTTAACATTCCTAGAGCCAAGATGCGTCAAAAAGTAGTAGGCACCCGAGTTACCGAGTAAGTAGATGCTCAACCCGAAGGGGCCATGTGCACCTAACAGCGCTGAGGTTGGGCCAGCAGAAGGCTGATGTCCGGAAAGATGTACGATCTTCCCGCTCTCGGGAGCGATCACCGGCGCTCCGGCAGAAGCACCAAAGTCTGCCGCATCGTTGGAGGGCCACGTTCCCGTAAAATAGCTGAAACTCTGTCCCGAGAGACCGACGGTACTGTGAATTCCCTGCACAAGCTTGTTGTTGAATCCGGCCGGCACAGGCTGTACGATACCGGATGCCACCTCGTACTGTTTGTCCTTCTTTGGCGGCTGTGGCGCAAGGTGCCATGTTCCCTGGTTCTGCGTATCCTTGATGAGGTTGCTTGCCGAAGGTTCTGGCAAGCGCGGCAGCGGCTTCTTGAGGGTGATCGTACCATTAGGATCAAAGGCCGAGCGCTCTACATCATTCACGAGCCAACGTCCATTCCATGGTCCCATGTTTCGAATTTGGATGACGCTACCCGGCGGAGCGGCCCAACGCCCCATCTGGCACTTGACCGTGAGTGTAGCCGTTTTCTTGCCCTCGTCATAGTCACCATCGATGGCATCTATCCCATCCGAGTCCTCATCGATAGTAGCGATCGGCTGAGATTTGAAGAGATCATCCTCAGAGATGAAGTAGAAGACCCCACTTACGAAAAACCTACGCCACTGCACCTCATTTGCTAGCCTATACATGCAATCCCAGCTGTTTTCTGGTCCCCAGCGACCATCGTACTTCTGCTTGTTGATCTTGCTGGTGGGTGGGAGTCCCCGGTAGAACTCATACACTGTGGTGCCGACATTTGCTTGCCACTGGGAGTTTGCTGGAGCACTCTTACCGTAAGGAGGATAGCCATACGCCGTGACGATACGCTCTGCCTCAATTCGCCACTGAGCATATTTGCTAGCGTCACCAGAATGCTGAACACTCTCAACCGCATCTGAGTACGACATGTTAGGCCACTGTGCAAAGATCTTACCCAACTTGTCGTAGAAGGCGGTGGCATCTGTTGTGACATCCCGAGTGGCAGGCCAGCCATAGTATTTGATTTGCTGGAAAACACCCACGGGATTTCTTTCCGGTAATGCGCTCAAATAGTTGTAAGCACCGAACTTTGGTTGTCCAAGATTTGTGATACTGCTCTCTTGGATGGCGCACATGATAGCGCAGACGAGCATCTTCCGAACCCGTGGGATACCGGCGTTCAGAACATCATTAGCGTTCTTACGCTGGAACTCCTTCATCCTCTCGCCCTTGACGGTCACATTAGACCACTTAGGGATACCGAAGCCCCTCTGGTTCTGATTGAACTGCGTGGGTGGCTGCTTGGTACCACTATCGATCGGCTGCTGTTTGTGTAGCTCAGGGATGACGTACCGGATCTTGGTCTCTTTGACTTCCTTGATCATGCGCAGCACGAATTCGGCGCGTGTGACTCGTGTTCGGGCAGTTTTAAGAGATTGCTTGATGGGCTTGTTGTATAGCCGAAGAAGAGAGACCTCACGATCTTCAAACGAGAGTGTAAGCTCCGGACCATCCTTCCGTACCGACACAAGCCTGAAGTATAGCCCATCGATCTCAATATCGTTACGAGAGCTCAGAAGCCCGGAGTTGAGCAACGTCCGGTCACGATCCTCTACCGTAACGTCAACCGTACTCGCTCCTTCAATCGTACGGTGAATGTTCACATCTGTCACCGCTTCAACGATATTGAATCCTACCGCCTTGTGATTCAGCTTCAGATAGAGCTTAGTGAGATCAACATCCTCACCCATGAGCTCTAGCTGTGTCTCACGCAGAACACTCGGCCGTAGCTTCTCGCGCGCAGTCGGAGTATTTACCTTTTTCTTGGTGACGGTCATTTCTTTGGAATCTTGAGTAGCTTACCTACCTTAAGATGACGCGGATCGCTGATGTTGTTCACCTTCTTGATCAGCCTCCAGTCATCTGGCTTTGGATTCTTGTACACTTTATTGGCGATCTTTTGTAGGGTATCACCAGCCTTAACCCTATACGGCTTCTGAAAGCCCTTACTTCCCGGTTTCGCCTTTGAGCCACCGGCCTTACCGGGTGAAAGACGCGAGAATGCGGCACGATCGCTCGCGACATATTGCATGAGATTGACTACACAATCCTGCCGCAAACGAACCAAGCTCCCGCCACTATCGTTGTCCCAGATGACATTTGTACCCCACTGCAGATTTTCGATGACCCAGTCCTTTGGACCAGGCTTCGGCAAACCATAGCCGCTGACGGTAATGACTGGAGGCTCCCCACCGCCAGTAGGCGGTAGCGCCATACGACTAAGCCTGCTAATTCCAACCTCTTGTCCATCAAGGCCAGCGTACCCATCGAAGATGATCGGAACTGTCATCCGAATCGGATCCTTCCCCATCCACAGCGTCAGGCCTGTACGACGTTGCCGAGAAGTAACCGTCCAGCCGCCATAACCACCCGAAACCTGAACAGGCGTCTCATCCAAGAATGCACTCACAGCTGCAATTCCTTGGGCATGAAACGTCACCTTGTAGAGATCATAGTCGATCGGCATCAGCTTCTAGCCTGCCTCGCGGTCATCTTCTCAACTACAACCTCTTCAAGCACCTTACGACCTAGCATCAATTGGATGACGAGCGGACGGTCTGCTCCCCAATCCTGTCCATAGTTCTGTCCAGCACGGAAGACTTGTCTAGGCGCTCCAGTTTCATGGGCAGCCTGAGGTCCGAAGAATCGATTCGCATTACGAGTAGTGGTGGGAAGCGGCACCACACTTGAGCCACCTGGAAGCAGCAGGAGTTCCGGCCCGCGCTCACCGACCATGGTCCAACCTGGGTGCCGCAGCGTCCCACCCTCTTGGAGTCCAACAACCCCACCTAGAAAACCTCCAACCCTTCCGAAGAATCCGGCAATTCGATGCCAGTAGTGAGCTGCCTTTACAAGCAAGGCTACGATTGTGATCAGGGGTCCGATCACCGGGATGAACCATGCAACGAGAGGGTGATCATACAAGAATTGCACTGTCTCGTTCACAAGATCGTGGAATGCTTTCCACTTGAAGTAGAGTACAGTCAACGCAACGGTGATTGCGATGATGCCGGCAACAATCCAAGCGATCGGTCCGAGAGTAGCAATCCAAGCAGCGGTTGCTGCAATGGCTTCGCGTATGAACGCTGGGACAAGCAACGTATAGAGAGTAACAGCCAATCTTGCTGCCGCTAGACCGGTCAAACGCAAGCGCAAGACAAGCTTCTCTGCTGTCGTCATGACACGAAACTGACCCGCTTCATTTCTCGCCATACCTGTCGTGAGGACTGCCCAAAGGCCCGGAAGAGCTTTCATGGCTAGGGTTACACGACCAAGCGTGAAGTAGTACAGCAGCAAAGCCCTGTTTGCGAGGAACTGCATCAGCGTCATCTCTCCGAGACGCTTAGTAGCAACAGCATCCCAGAATGCCTTATTCCTCTCGGCGATCATCGCTGCGATCGTGACCGTCTTCCAGGTGATGATCAGAGGGATGATGATGTACAGCAACCATCCGAAGTGCTGTAGTAACTGGTTGATCGTCCAAAGGATAGGGTGCAAGAGTAGCAGAGCCGCATAAAGTGTTACCCAGACGATCTTTGATTTCGCTACATCTATGACGATCTGCTGAAGGATGCTCGAGATCAACTTAAGGTCGGCCGCTAACTGATCCCAGATCTTACCAGCCCCCGATCCAAAGGTAAAGACCAAAACCTGCCGCAAGCTAACCGACCGACCATTGAAGCGATTAAAGAAATCGTTGAACCAGTTGTCTAGGGCATTGACTCGACCCTGTAGTCTACCAAAGGCGTCATTCTCTAACATCCCGAACATGCGCGAGATGTTATCCTTGAAGGTCGAGAAGAGACCGGTCAACGTCATGCGTGACTGCCGCATCGCAGCGTCGGCATATCCGGGTGTAGTTCGCATGTAGTGAATGATCGCCTGAATTGCAACACCCGCAGGAATACCAAGCTGCCCGACATGGTGCATCTGATCGGCAGTTAAGCCAAGTTCCTTGCGAAGGATCGCGAATATCGGAATGCCGTCGCGTGCTAACTGATTCACAGACAGCCCGGTCAACCGTCCTTGGAACGCCATGTGCTGAAGGGCAACGGTCACACGGTTGAGAGCAGGCCCGGATACCTTGCCCGCAACCGAGAGGGCATCAATGAGAGCTTGGATGGTATCAATCGTCTGATCAGACGAGATACCCAATGCTTGGAAGGATGGGAACAACGCTCGGAACGCCAGCGTCATGTCTTTGATCTGGAACGGAGTGTACTTTGCGATGATCCACAGACGATTCAACGCAGCATTGAGATCTTCTGTGGTATTGAAGAATGGCCGAAGAGCAACGGTAGCGGTCTGCATCGCGTTGTTGAAGTCGAAGCCCATCTTCAACGCGGCGGCGGCAAGACCCGTCAGAGCCAGCGTTCCGTAGTACACATAGCGGCGCAACGTGAACAACGCCTGGTTCATGAGCCATGTTCGTTGCGTAGTATGACTCATGGCACGGCCAACAGTCTCCGTGCTCAGGGCGAGCTCACCCTGGGACACAATCAGCTTCTGATTATCAGCGAGAAATTGCCGTGTCCCGGCTAACCGGGCGAGGATAATGACTTCCTGCGAGGCAGACATTATCCAAAGAGTTTCCCGACCTGGTTTGCAATCTGATTGGCACGCTCGAGATCAAGCTCACGTTGAATCTCACGAGCCGCTAGCGCCAGTGCCTGTATCTCGCTCCGCTCATCTATACTGGTTGAGCGTAGGAATTTTTGAGCGGCTCCGTATCCTAGCATGAGTGCGATGAAAGCGGCAGCGGCGATCTCGTCGTGCCCTAGAGGTTTCCCTCCAGTAACATCTCTTGATTGATGTCAAGCGAAGTGTTCTGGAACCAGCGGTTCAAAATGAAAGAATGCTGCGTGACCGCCACATCGTTGTTGGCAAACAAGCCCATGACGATATGACGCGCTGAAGCACGTTCGGGCAGATCATCCCTGAACTGAAGAGCTTCGGCAAGTTCTGAAGTGAAACCGAGAATAGGCTCACCCTTGTAGGTGAGCGGCTGAACATCCCCATCTCCCAGATCAACGTAGATCCCGATGCAAGCAGCGATGAACGTATCGAGCGCGGCATTGAGTGCACGCGCCCAACGATCTCCTGTTTGCTGCCGCCGGATCCTAATTCCGATCTGAGTAAGCTCATGACCATCCAAAAGCTTGTACCTGATCAGGAGCAGCGGCGGCTCAGTATCGTACCCAGGAACGGGGATATCAACTTCCCGCGTCTCCGAGATGTCTCGACGCTTCGCCGCCAGCTGCTCCAGCAGGCTATCTGGTTCCTTGTCGGCAAGAGCCTCCTCGACAGGAGTCGGGATGATCTCTTTCTCGTTTGTGTCCACTTGTGTGCTCCCTCCCAGTACAGTCATGCTATGCTGTCGGGTAACCCTCGACGACCATCTCAAGCTCGAGCAGCGTTGCGGCATTGCCTTCCGAATCGATATCCGGAACCGACACACGATCGAGCTTACCAGTGTACGTCATGATCGGAATGTCGTCAAACGTGTTGCCCTCAAAGTCCAGCGGGACACGCGTGACCTTCATCCCGGAACTACCCACCGCATCGAGCAACTGGCTGATGTTCTGCATGTCTTGGTAGACCCTCGCCAAACGCGATACCACGACATTTGTTGTCGAAGGCTTGCCTCCGAGAGAGATCGGATCCTTCATGCCGCCGGGGTGATACACAGTTGCCTGTGCCTGCTTGGCCCCGCCAGTCATCTTGTCCCAGGTTCCGTAATCGATCCAGTTCCCGGTTGTAGGGTGCTGAACCTGAACCTTGATCAGCCAGGTATCTTGACGGGTGGGGTGTACCTCATCTGCCATTTATGACACCTCCCCCGTGATCGGCACGTTCACGATCTCGACGGTAACAAGCTCGGCATCCGGTGAGCAGCGTACCGAAATGTGAGCCTTGAGTTCGTTGTTTGCCAGTGAAGCAGGCGTATTGACGCCAGGACCAACATCCACGTAAAACGCATCGGAAGCCGATGCTCCGTAAATGAGACCCTGCCGGTAGTACGTGAGGAGCTCTCCGTTGAGTGCCCCGCCGAATGCGGCGATCGTATGCCCCTGCCCATCCAGGACAGAGAAGACATACACCTCCGAGATGAGGAGGGCATCAGCCACGATCGACATGATGACACGCGGTACTCCAAGATTGACCCAGTCTGGATCATTCGTCGGGTCTGCCATCGAGCGCCAGCCGTAGATCCGGGCGCCATCACCGAACTGACGGATCACGTTGACCCGGCCAGTATTCATCTGATCTCTTGTCGTCGCATCCCAGCCGGGCTGACTCAACGCTGTTGGGAAAGAGAGAGAACCCTTGACACCAGCCGCCGGAGTACCAGACCCGTAAGTAGCATCGGTCGCAGAAATCCGAGCGGCGACGAACGGACTGGGAGGAACGACACGAGTTGTTCCCGTAACTACACCCGGAACAACGAGCCATGGTGCGAACGCCGCACTGTACCGGCTGAACCCATCTGCCTGTACTGCCGACAGGAGGGTAGAGGAAGAACTGCTATCCGGCAGGTCCAGAATCGCAATGCGGTTGTTGGCAGCTGCATGCGAAATCAGCTGAGCGTGACGAGCAGCAGTTGTTGCTCCCGGAGCAGAGACCTGACCAGAGCCGATGTCCTTGGTAAACACGGCCAGCGCAGTTGCCCACTGCGCATCCACGATGTTGTTACGGTCGTCAGCTCCACCCGTTAGGTTCTTCGCTGCCGCCACAGCAGGAACGTTCGACGAAGCCCCAAGTGTGATCCGAACGTAACCAGAGTACTGCGACCAAGTCACCGCATCCTGCTGCGTAATCAGATCGGCAGTGATCTCGAGCTGATTGTTGTTCGCATCAAGGATCTGAATGCGGTAGCCAGATGCAAGACCGGCAAGAACAGCGACCTTAATGTTGTTGTAGTAAGCACCGGGACCAAGAGCGGTGACATTGAGCGAAACCGCTGCCCCGGCGTCGGGCAGAGTAGTGCTTGCCTTGACAGCAGCCGGTCCAACAACACGGCTGACCATCGCGGTGTTACCGCCTTCCCGGAAGAAGCAGTCAAGAGCGTCCCAGAGAGACGAGTAGGTTACTCGCCCTCCCAGCTTGGTGTCGGCATCACCAGTGTTGTTGATGACGATCGGAGTACCAGTCGGGCCGGCATCAGATAGACCGGCAATGAACCAGACGCCGGTATCGATGGGTGCTCCCCTTGGGCTCGGAGCGCTCTTTACGACCACCTGTGTTCCGGGTCGCAAAGCAGCCATTTACGACTCCTCCTTCTTTGTCTTGCTTGACTTCGACTCCTCGAGGGGCATCAGAACACCCTCATCAATGAGCCACTTATTTTCGCCCTCCTGTTCACTACTGAGGTCAACTTCCTCGCCGGGACCAATCATCACGCCTCCGACGAGTTCCTCGGGATGTAACCCGACGTGCTTATATCGTGCCATTCGCGTCACTCCTTCAGATCAACCGTCGGGATGACAGTCTCGGCCTGACCCCAGTCACTTCCGGGCTGGGTGGCAGGATCCGGTGGGGTAACTGGGCCAGCAAAGCGGGTGACGACATTATCAACCCAGACCTCAAAGACCACTTGTCCTGCGCTGATCGTCATGTCGTCAGTGAAGGAGAAGCGATCATCGTAACTCTCATCAAGCCAGTAAGCACCCGAAGCGAAGCCGCCGAAAGACTGCTTCTGAATCATGATTGAGCGTACGATCGCGGTATACAGGCGTACGAGCCTTAACGTATGCACGCGCGAGTCTGCGCTGACGAAGACGCCAACGGCAATGCTGAAAGGAACCATGAAGGTTCCTCCCCCATTCTGTTTCGGATCAGTTCTGGAACTAAGACCAGGGCTGATCACAACGATGCTAGGCAGCTGGTTCCTCGCTTCCCGATCTACCTGATCCGCCGTGAAGAAGGAGCGCGGCAGTGGAAGTGTATCAACCGGGATGTTTCGCGGATCCGGCACAGCCGGTGACTGCAGTTCAACCTCGCGAATGTAGACAGGGAACCAGTCTTGTAGAGTCTTAAGCACAGCTTGCTCAAGATCATCCGCGATCTTGATCTGATCAAAGATGCTCAAACTGCTGTCCTCCAAGCATTAATGAGCCAAGTTCGAACGATGTTACGCATCTCAACCTTGTCACTCTTTGTCAGCTTGATGAACGGACGGTGCCGCTGTTGTGTTTCGGCGTACGGCAGATCAGACCCTAGCTTGGCATGCTGTGGACCAACTTCACGAATCTGACCATCAGCACCCCACACACTGACAGATTTTCTCAAAGCAAGCGTTGCATGTCCAATCCGAAGATCAAGACCGAGACGTTGCTTGCGCAACAACCATTCCTCGGTATCTTGTCTCCAGGAACCACCGCCACGACGACCTTCACTTTCGAATGTCTGCCCGATGATCTGCATGAGACGCTTAAGGATCGCCTCCATGGCGGGCTCTGCCGCAACGGAGGCTACACCCATCCGTTCAAAGCGGGTGATTGATTCCTTGATCCCGAAAGCTTCGAGTGTATAGTTCACATCACCCTCGTCATCCAATCATCGGACGGCGGAAACGACCATGAAGCCGTTCCGGTCGTTCCCGAGACAACAGCACCAGTACTACCCTCATCGGCAGCCGTTACCTGTTTCACCAAGTTTTCGATTGCCGTCTCGTATTTCTCCTTCAGCAACGGATATGCACTACGGTCTGCTGATACCTGCTCAGAGAAGAACGAGATCTCAACCTGCATGGCTACTCGGATCGAGGCTACGGCTTCGGCGTCATCCCAAAGAAACTGAGGGATGTCGTCACCGATGACGTCAGCGATCTCAGGCATCGTTATGGCGATGACTGCATCAACTTCTGTATCAGTAGGAGTTGTGTCGGCGGTGAAGGTGCCTAAACGGATCCCGTACTGATTTACAGTTCGCGACAAAATATGCGACGCAACCTGCGAGACAGTTGGCGTGTAATCCGTTGTCGGCACCTTCTACCCCTTCCTACCCGGCGGCAGCGAGCTTCGCTTCGAGTGCCTTCTCGACACCCTTGCGAGGATCGTTATCGGTTGCGAGGTTTTCCGCATCGAGAACACGATTGATGCTGTCGGCATCGTCACCAGCCAACGCTACGGTCTCGTCCACGGTGAGGCTGTTCGCCGTGATGTATTCAGCGAGTTCCTCGGTACTGAGGTTGTCTACCTGCCGCCCCTCACCCTCAGCTGCCTCAATCAAGGGAGGAGGGGACGCTGTCACCCCGCGCGCCGCATAGACCGCCGCCGCGCCTTCTCCCTTGAAGGTTTCGTCTTCGATTTCCTGAACCGTCTCATCGGTGTAGACAGCATCGAGCTCTACGAGACGATTGTACGAAGGCTCGTCGTCAATGTCCACCTTCTCACCGATGGTGTTGATCTTCTCAAGACGAACAGTCTCGTCGGGATTGACTGCAGACGGCTCATTTCGGAACCATGTGATGAGGCGGTGTTTGACGATGACCTCTGGCATCTACATCACCCCCTACGTCAGTCCCGTTGCCTTGAGAACGGCGAAGGCGTTGTTCGCGAACATGAGCGGGCGAACAGACGACTGAATCCATGTCTGCTCCTTCCCGTTCGGATCACGCCACGTCTCCGTTGAGAGCGGCTTCTCGACACGCATCTCACCAACTTGACCTTCCGCGAGCGCGTAGGCAACGCCTGCCGTACAGCGGTTGGTCACGAAGATGTCGATGTCATACGAATCGAGTAGAGCGCCCAGCTTGTCACCGTAGATCCCCTCGAGATTGAACATCTCATTCGGATTGAGGACCCACAGATTGTAGTCCATGTCCATCTCGTCCTGCTCAGCGATGAGATCCGCCTTGGCGAAGTCTCGAGCCGGGAAGAGTGGCCAGTTTGATCCCGCAGCGTACGTCGTGTTGACGCTCCCCCACGACACACCCGTAAACGTACGCGAGTTTGCCGTGATGAAGGCTTCCAGGATCTGCATGCCTCTTTGGTTGATCTTGCGAACGATGGTGTTGCTCAGCTGACGCATCGCCTTGGTGAACTCTGTCACCAGGTTGCGGTCACGCGCCTCGTCCGTGAAGCGGAACTTGCCGCCCCACTTCTCGACCACCGCAGCTGCCGGTGCCCGGCGGCTGAAGGAGATCTCCGGGAATTCCGAACCCGGCTCAACGCGCTGGATGTCGCGGTCAGCATAGAAATCAGGCTGAACCACAACGTCGTAGATGACAGCTCCACCGGTGACTCCGCCAGCCGACGTGAACGCACGATCAGCAAAGAACCGTTGCGCCGTCAGATCAAGCACCATCGGCGTCAAAACCCGAGTCGGATTCTGAAGCGCGATATCGATTGTGAACGTCGTCGTAGAGATCGTCGGTGGACCGAGCGGGTTGACGACGGCACCAGGGTACGGTGCAGCCGCGACCGGAGGTGAACCCGTGGGCTCAAACCGAGCCGCGACAAAGCGGCCAGAACGCAGGAATTCTGGATCCGCCTGTCCTGCTCGAATGAGCGTGTCCAGGGTGTCGGGACAGTAATCGACCCGACGACCATGGTCGAGCTGAAGCACAGTTTCCTTCATGTTATCTTTCCTCCTCTCTCCGGTCTTACGGCTGCGACGAGCCATAGAGTTCGACGACGACGTCCGTCCCAGCAGCGCCCGCAGCGCTGTGCGCAACACCTACCCTGCGGCCAGTTGAGAACGGAACGACGCGTCCCGACGTGTCGACCTGAAGCTCTGCTCCGACGGTGACGGCAGCACCAGCGGTAACCGGCAGCATGGTACCGGCCCCACGAATGATTGTCGCCTTACCACCAGAGCCAACGTCCCAGGATGCGACACCACTTGCCAGACCACCGGCCGTAGGAGCAGCCGGAGCCTGTAAGTTGCCGGTGTCACCGGCGGGCAGAGGATCTGCCGCCAGTGCCGGACCCTGGCCCTGGTAGCCCGTTAGCGGACCCACGAACGTCTTGCCGGTGACTGCGTACCCGCAATGAACGGTAAGGGTCTGTGTGTACGGACCTTCGTAGTATGGAATGCACTCGTTGGCAGGCATCTCTGTCTACCTCCGGTACGACGCATCCGCCTGGATGCGATTTCGAGGGACTGCTGCTCCGGAAGCCTGCGCCCGCTCTAGGTTCTTGCGGTTACGAACTTCTGAGAACAGCTGCTCTGACCACCCGGCGACAGTGGCGGACTCGATCTTTTGCAGATCTGTGTCGTCGGGAGTGCTACCATGGCCACGCTCCTCGAGAGGGATGATGTTGGGGGTGAGGCTAGCAAGAACCTCTTCGCCACCCTTCATATCCTTCTCGAGATAGCTGAGCCAGTGATCCTTGCGCGCAGGCGGAATGCGACCGTCCGCGATTGCGGCCGCGACAAGACCCTCACGCTTGGACTTGTCGTTCTCAGCGACGATGCCGTTGATACGCGACAGGCCAGCCTGCATATTTTTCCATGCAGTCTCGTCGACAAGAACTGTACCGGGCGGTAGATTGCTGGCAGCAATCGGCACCCGTGCTTCTGGTGTTACAGGCTCCGGTTCCGGCTCCGGTGCTGGTTCTGGCGCCGGTTCTGGAGTAGGCTCCGGCTCCGGCTCTGATGTCGGCTCAGGTTCCTCCGTAACACCAGCCTTGACCAGGAGCGCCTGATGAACCTGCTCGTCGGATGCTTCCTCGGGCAGGCCCAGTGCCTCGCGGACCATCTTTGGATCCATGGCACCTCCTGTTGTCGGGCGAGACTCCGCCCGAGTTGACCAGCTGGCCATGACTTCTCTGCCCACAGCCAGCGCCGCTGCCAGATGATCAGCCGCTTCTCTCTGCGCTTCCCGATCATCCGGGACGTACTCGATGCGAACGGTGCTCGGCTCCCCGAATGAAACAGAGCCTTTCGCATCCGACGAGAAGTCGATCATGAACAACTGACCGCTTTCGTCATCCTCGACAACCAGCTGATTGGGATCCGTCATGACTGCACGAACCCACCACCAGTTAGCCTCCTGCCGAGAGGGGACGAACTCGTTGTAAAACGCTCGGCGGATGTCGTCCAGATTCGCCGAAGCTGACGCTCTCCTTGCGAAGAGCTTCATCGGATCACCTCCGGTCTCTAATGCCACGGCGAGTTCCGGATCGATCTCCACAGATGAAGGAATCTCCTCGCCATACATCTCACCCAGCATCGGAAGATCCTCCAACTGTGTGATCCCCGGCCAGACAACACCGAGGAGTGAACAAGCGGTCAGTACAAACCGCCAGTTCTTGCCTGCCTGACTCTGCACTCCCCAGTATCCTTCAACGCTTCGAGAAGGAAATGCTGTTGGGAGAATCTCGGCGAGCCATCCCGGCACTCCAACAAAATCGGCAACAACCGCCATGCTATTGTCAGAGAGCCGGAGATTGGTAGCCTTACCAAAGGCAGGTGTTGCGTCGTACACCGAGCTGTCGTTATAGCGCGGGTCAACATGCCCCAGCTTCAAGCGTGGGGTCGGGATCGACGGATCTTCGTTCGCTGCTACGACAGCATCGGCAAGGTCTTCTGGCGTGAATGTTGTGGGACCATTACTGAGGCTGTACTCAATCCCAGCCTCCATGATCGTCACATTCTGAACCGTACGAAGCCTCATACGCCCAGCATCCTTCGCCACCAGGGGTTACGATCTGCGGGGGACTGAAGGGAGGGAGCACCCGACCCCAGATCCCCCGCAGCTTGAGCCGGAGCCTGACCAGTAGGTGCCGCAGGCACGGGCTGTACACCAGGAACTGTCCCGCTACCTTCACCCAATTTCTCGGCACGCTGCTCGTATGGCTGTTTCGGACCACCCATCGTAATCTCCGGGCGTGGCTCCGTCTTCTTTGGAAGGAGGTAGCGGTAGCGCACCCAGTTCTCCGTTTCCTGGTCCATCGTGACAATGCCCTTGTCAACGAGCATCGAAAGCTGCTCAGTTCCAAGGCTATCCTCACTACTGCGCTCCCACGTTATCCTCGGAGTCAGGTTCTGATCTTCACCATAGTTCCAGTCGATGATGTCCTCGATGAGGTGCTCCGTCATCACATCGCAATACCACTGAGCGATGTTACGCTGGCCTACAATGAAGAAATCTTCAAAAGTCTCGCCCAGGGCGTAACTCCCGACATGCTGTCCGCCCTGGGCAAGATTGACAACCATAAGCAAAAAACGACGTGCCATGCTCTCATCGTATCGCTTAATGGTCTTGTCGACATCACTTCCTGTCCCGCGTGCAATATTGAGCTTAGCGCCAAACGGTAGCGCACCACCCGCATTGTCCCCGATGCGGAACTGACGCATCATCTGATCAAGATCGGAGATCTCATCCACGGTCATGCCTTGTGCACCCTCTGCCCAAGGCACAC